AACGTAATCTTTGTATGACACCAATTTATAGGGGGGTATTAATAAAGTTAAAGATAAAGGTAATGAATTTTGTCGATTTTTTTATTAAAAACAAGAAGATATAAAGAATATAAGAGAAATCTAATTTATATATAGAATGTGAATATTTGTATAGTAAACTATACATTTACTAGTGTTTAAATATAGAAAAACTATAGTTATTCCTATATCCAGGTTACAAGAAAGTTATATTTTTCTTGTAACCTGAATATAGGAAGCCCATTCTAGCTGATACTGTATAAAATAGTGCTATCAACCACCTCAGCTGCGCCCATAGTAATGACACCATTCGCAGAAAATACCAATTCCGACACAACGCTTTTATCGTCATCAGTTTCGTTGTCGCCCAGAACCATCACCAACCGTCCTATTTTAGGATCCCATTTGAGAGCGTCAGGATGATTAAATCGTGCAGGTAATTTTGGCATATCAATATCAAATAAGGTCGATCCACTGATTACGCTCCGACCAGCAGCCACCGCCGACGTATTAACTTTAACCCCTTTAGCCCGCAAAAACCGAATCACCCCCGATTTAAGATACCCAATCACCGCAACATCACGAAAGCTGTCATTGTTTTTACTATCTTTGCTTTCACTGTCTTTACCTTTACTCTCGCCCTTAGCTTTACCATCATCTTTAGCAACAACCTTCTCCGCCCATTGCTTAAAGTTAGATTCGAGCCTCTCTTGAATCACCGTTGAATGCAAATCAAACTGCTCTTGAATCCGCTTTGGTGCATTAACAAGCTGATCACCCAACGCCTTTTCGCCTCCCATCCAAGCTTTGCCAACGTTATAATCCCATCCTGTATCAATACCATCAGGCACATCGCCGTAGTCCTCGCCTGTAATTTTATTTGTACGATGCGTAGTTTTAATTTCAGGTCGATCACTCACACTCAACCCTTTTTGTGTCATTTCTCGCTCAGATAACGTCCGCACATCGCAGCGGCAACCATAGCCATTCGCAGGATAATGGCTATCCCAGAATTCATCGTCCACAGGCAAAACAACCCTGTCCCAATCCTTATGCTGCTTCCTCACACGACTATCACCCGCTGTGCGATACATCAAATACGGACGACTAACCTTGTTTTGCTGTATACGATCCCACTGTCCTGCCATTGCAGCAGAGCGCATATTGTTATCATAAATAACCCGCGTTCTCCAGCCTCTTTGTCCCTTATAATCCCAGCCATGCTGCTGAACCAGCGCGTCAAAACGCTTACGAAACTGTCCGATACTCTCACCATCTTCAACGGCATGAGCAACAGCCTCCCGCAAATCTTTTAAGAGTGCTAACTTAGTCGCGCCTGCCACCACAAACGCTTTAGCATGAACTTCTTTCAAAGTATCGTCCCATGCATTCGTTGTGATATTTAACTTCTGCTTTAAAAAATCGATGGCGGCTTGATTTGGAACAGTAGTGAAATCAACATCAATTTCAGGCATTGTTCACCCCCTGTAAGTAGCTTTGTGACAAGGCTAGCGCCATATAATCAGCAAATTTTGAATCATCCAATTCAGGATAAACCTCAAGCAAACGATCTTGAAAATCTTCTAAATTATTGGCCTGTCCCAGTAGAAAAAAAATAGGATCAACCAGATCATCCACCGCTAACCCCTTGCTAGCATCACCCCCTTCTTTTCCAAAATTCAGCGAACGTCCAAACGACAACGATGCAGATTCACCCACACCCAACAAATCAGCACCCTTTTCAGGCGGTGTAATCTGCAATCGTTTATAAGCAAAGTCCGTAGAAATAGGCAAATAATGCCGCGCTAAATCCAGTACCTCCGCCCATTCTTTCCGTGCTTCTTCTTCCTGATAGAACTCATGGTACGGAGCGGTTGCCCCTTTGAAATTCAGCTCTGTAATCCACTCCAGCAACTGATTCACCGTATCCGATACCATCGTCCGATCCGATTTAGCAATAGAATCCTGTCGCGCTTGGTGTGTTTCACTTGCCGCCCGTGAACCATTACCTTGTATTTCCGTCGCCAATGTTTGTGACGTTAATGCTTTTGACATTTCACGATTGCATAAATTTATCAGCCGTTCTTGGACAGGATCGCCCGACGTTTTTGGCTCGATCAGCTCGACACTATTGCCCTCTGGAATTGCCGCCACTGCATCCTCAATCATTGCCTGCAATGATTCAGCTAACGCATTTTGCACCTTGGTGTCACTCCCTTCTGGGTATCGACCAATCGCCCACGGAATACCATATTTTTCCGCAAATTTCGCAAACCATTTGAACCCCGCGTGCTTAAATGTATAAGACCAAAAACACGCGGACATCACCGCCACGCCATAAGGATTATCATAACTAGACATGTGTCGCGTCACTAAAAAACGCTTCTCACTCGGTGCATCTTCACCAAACAAAGGGCTATTTTGGGTTAAAAACCGTAGCTCATTATCAATAGAATACCGAAAACGCCGAGCAGGCCGATCAAACAAAACACTCGGTAACAACAAACCATCAGCCGTGTACTCCCAAGCCATCTCATAAATTGATTGTCCTTCCAAAATGGCTTTATAAATACCCCAATGAAAATCATTCCAGCGCATCCCCTTTGCGGGTTGTTTGCCGATAGCGTCTTGAATAACGTTAACCGCGTTAAGGCTTTCAACATCATCTGCTCCCGCCACAAAGCGGTATTCATAACCTAGCAAGCCCGACCGCAAAGAACGCAACTCGCCCATAATATGCGGGTCGTATTGCATCGCCGCATAGACATCCTGATCCTTACCCATTTTTGCAAGAATAGGGTCAGGATTAGGCAGTACCCCAAAATTGATCATAAAATTGGGATCGGTGTCACGCGTCACGATTTTATTAGGAAAATTCAAGGCTTTTAATAAGCCTTTTTTCATACCATCTAACATATTAGTAACCTTGCCATCGCACAGAAGAACGCTGTGTGGGGGTGTGAATTTGAGGAATACCCCCCGAACGTGAAACGGAAATCATCCATAGAATGTGCAGTGCAGTTAGTCCATCATAGTGGTGATGCTGTTGCGATTCTGGCCATGTGTCCAGCTCGTCCAAAATACCCACCTGCGAATGATGAAACAAGATATCAGGATCAATCCCGACAATATGCGGCTCTAATGAATCAATCCGAATATCTTGCGGTACAGTCGCAGTAACACCAATCATGGACAAAACAACCTGCTCTGCTAATGCCCGTTGCATAAAAGAAGTCCGCATATATTCATAACTATTATTATTTTCAAAGCCCCATCGGGCGCAAGAAAATTCTTTTTGCGCCTTAATTAAATCGGCATACAACTTGCTATCAACCCGTCGTTTAATTTCAGCGTGAACCAAGTGAAGTTTTTTAACTTGCGGATCAAAACCACCCACCAGAATAGCACTGGGATCAGCACTTTCACCCCGCCCCATAGACGGATCACACGCCCCAAAATACACCCAATGTGACAGTCGAGAAACCCAAAAATGCAAATCGGTAAACACCCGATCTTCATCGCTGCGTGCCTCGCCCTGCATCTCTGTTTTAAACGCCACAGGTTTAACAATACGCTGCACCATTAAATGATAAAGATCGCGTACTGAAGGCCACGAAATCACCGCACCTTCATCCATTAAAATCTTATTTTTAAGATAAAACACATGGCTCGGTAAATCCTCTTGATTAACCAGTAAATCTTTAGCAGTTTGTTCGCGTTTAAATATTTTGTCATCGTTGCGTATCAATTCCTCGCATTTATTCCACAAGTGCATATTAAAGGGCATCTGCTCGATAGCTTTAAAGTGATGCACAACATGATCTAAAGATTTTTTAGCCCGTGAAATCGGGTCATCTTGATTTAAGATAGTGCCCATGCCTAGGTATTTAACCGACCCATCAGGCGGTCCTAAATAATCAATCGCTTTTTCGAGCCAATCCCATCGGTTATTGCGTTCCTTGAGTGATTTGGCTTCTTTGTCAGTAATAAGATCATCACCAAGCAAAACCTTGGGACGAGAAGCACCATGAAAAGTGCCTCGAACCGCCTGCTCAGCTCCAAAAGCTTCTATAAGAACATTGTTTGTTGTGAGAATATCTGACATTCGCCATGTTTTGCCGCGTCCTACAATTTCAGGGAAATCCATCGCTAAACGAGCATTCGATTCAAGCTCTGTTTTAACCACGTTTAATAATTTTGTGGGTAGCTTTGATTCTGCACCCAGCAAAACAATGTAATCTAAAAATTTCGGGGTTGCTTTTGTCCAATCGATTTCCTTACGAACAGAGGCTTTTTGTAACAAACCTAAAACAGCAACAAACACAGGCCCAATCTTAGTCAGCAGTGTAGATTTAGATTCGCCCCGTGGTGCAACCCACCATTCCTTACATCCTTGTTTTGTGTTTAAAAGTAGCGGAAACCGCTTAACAAAATGCGTATGAAAAATCGACAGCTTACCCCACACATGATGCGGAAAGTAATGCCAAGAAAAATACTCAAAATCACCCTTCAATACGCGTTTACGCCGTGCAGTAATCACCGCTTTAGACGCATCAATACCCTCTGCATTTGCCTCAATTTGTTGCCTCAGAACCGTCGCCATTGACACGAGTTCAGCCTCAAAATCATGCTTTTCATTAGCCATATTGGGCGCTTACCTCTCGCCCAAATGGCTCTAAAATTTCAAGAAAAATAGCGCTATGCTGCGGGAATTCACGCTGAATAAACACAGTAAGCAGCTTTAACATCTCTAACGCAGACGATAATTTAGACAACTCAGAATGACTAGAAGACGCGGCGCGAACGACCTTAACGTAAGCGTCACTCAGACGTGCAATCGTTACAGCCCGTTCTTGTGCAGACAATGCAGCATCATTTTTTAGTGCTTCATTTGCGCTCTTAAATTGAATCAGAAAATCCTCCAAAATAGCCTGCGTAAATTCTCCCAGCCCGCCTTGCGAGATGGTGTATGCATTACGCGCTAAATCCCAATCATCCCCCGATGCTTTAGCCTTGGTTTTCCACTTGCAGCCCGTGATGTAGCTTATGCCTAATGATTGGCACACCTGTTTCATATTCCAACGGTTAATTACATACAGATTGCGTAAATCATTATGCTTATGTTTTCCGTACGCCATATGCTCTATTGCCCCATGCTACTGACTTTCATTGACTCAATAAAAAGTGAAATACCGATACTGACAGCACCCCCTGAAAGTCCCCCCGAAAACACCGCATTTTTTTCTACCTGCCGCAGGCGTGTATCCATCTCTTTAACCGTATGATGCATCTTATCTTGCGTAGACGACATTGCATCAACCTTGCCCTCTAATCGCCCCATGCCCAGCAATATTTCTCGCAGGGTTTCTTTACTGTTCGTCATATTCAATACTCTTTTTGCAATGATTTTTATCCGCAAGATGCAATACACGACACAACCAAAAACACCAGCGGCACAGCCCTGCATTTTTACCAAAAACACTACTCAGAGTTTCATCTTCATTACCAAAATAATTCAAAGAATTAAACGGCAAAAAATAATTTAAAATTGGCGATAGCAGCACATTAAAAAACTGATCAAGTGCAATCAGCAAACGCCAGCCATAGGCTTTTCTTTTTACAGTTTTAAGGTTGTTGTGTGTGTCCATTTTCCATGTCCTCCAATAGCTCAACTCCCGCTCCTGTCATCGAGGCGGCGCGTAAAAAATCATCACTCAAATCTTTGCGGAAAGCACACAGATTATGTTTGCCGTAGTTGATAGTTGCCCATTGCACCACACTGTCACCTTGCCCTGAATCCAAGGGCGTTAAAGTCTGACATTCGCCCATAACCTTGGGGGGTACAATTAAAATACGTTGCCTTGCAGGTACAGAGATTTGAGTGTTAGCACCCGCATCACGGCTCGAAATAGCCGAGCAACCTGACGTAAAATACAATATAAATACAGAGATAAGTACGGCAGTAATAACAGTAGAAAGAAACGGCCATATACAACCAAGCGCTGATATAAAAAAACGAGATAAAAACATTAGGAATCCCCTAATTTATTGATAGTGTCCACATTTTTTGAATCAAGAATATTTGACTCGTTACAAGAACAAACAGGACACGGTTTTTGCCCCACAGAAGGGCATGAAACCGCAGGACAATTACGCGGAACATGCACAGTCTTAGTAATCGTTTGAGGTAAAGCCGCCGCAGGACAATTACGCGCCTTAGCAGTTTTCTCCATGTTAATTTTTACCCCCTTTTCGGAGGAAATAACCGCCGTTTTAACGCAAACCGCGCAAACCTTAGACCATTGACCCAGCGCATAAGCCCCAATAATCAGAACCAATAAAAACGCAAACCCCAGCCCTTTAAGCATCACTTAACCCCCGTTAAACGATCACTAAAGCGGGCATACAGCACATACGCAATCCCTGCCACTGCCACCAGTGCCGCTAAACCCGCATAACCCAATGTTTGATGCAATTGAGCATCTAAAGCGTAAGAAGCCACGGTTTGTACCGTATCGATAAGTTCAGGATTGATTAAAACGGGTTGATCAGAAAGAGACGCACTAACCGCATCGGAAACCAATTCGGGTGAAACAGATTGCACCCCTGAACCGACTTCAAGTAGCACCGCGCCAATGCCACCTCCCGTGACTAAACCACCCTGTATAGTTTTAGATTTCATCAGGTTGGGAAATTCTGCCTGCGGGTCATAATTAGCAGCGCGATAGGCGCGGGCTAACTTACTGGCATAACGATTCTTGCGATAACCCGGCCCGTTGTACATCCGTGCGACGGTATGCCATTTTTTAGCACGAATATGTTTCCAGATACCTGTCTTTTTAAGGTAAGACAAAAAAGCCATCACTTGCTTATCATGGTCATTCATCGCCTCAACAAAGGCTTGCACGGTGTTGTAACCACACAAACGATGATTAAAGCCCATTACCTGTGCGATGCCGAAAGAGGCAGATTCAAGCGCAGCGGTTTCATTGATTGCCACTGCACGGGCTAAACGTCCATATTCTGCTGATCCGCCCTTGTAGTGTTTCTTAGTCCAGCGCCGATAAATAATATCTGCATTGCCAGCCATGTGAGTATTAGGATCAATACCTTGCTTTTTAAGCGCCCGATAAAATTGATGACCTTCAAATAAAATTTTAGGCCGCCCATTGCTCAGGAAGCCGTCACCCAGTGACTCAACCGCAAGAACGGCTTGCAGTGCAGTCACTTCTACACCATCAAACACACCATCGAGTGAGCCGTCCAAGCGGTCGATTGCCGCCCAATTTGTTTTTGCTGCCATGACATATTATCTCCTCCTCTTATCGTAAGAAATAATATGCTGCTATTTGCAACGCAGGAATAGACGAAATAATTCGCAGGACGTAACTAATGCAAGAATAAGCGAAATAATTCGCAGAAGTTTGGGTTAATTTTATAGATATTGTAATTTGAATGACGGCACATTAGATTGTGCTTTTACTTTAATAAAAGGTTTATAGGCATGTTTGGAAAAATTATAGCGACAATAATAGGCGGCTTGATAGCGGCATCGTTAGGAGCAATGGTAATAGGTTTACCGTTTGCAAACAACCCAGAGGCAAGCAGTCAGGTCGCCCCTGCGGCGTTTGGTATTGTATGGTTATTGGTTGCAGTCTTGTCTTTTACGGCAAAAACAGGCGGAAAAGCATGGAGACGGGCATTACTCTTATCAGCAGTGCTGGCGTTTTTGTTGCCGTTGGCATCATTCTTGTTTGCAGGTGTCAGTGTGAGTGAAGTCGCAATTAATGCGGATATAGAAAATAGCGCTGCAGCAGCGGCAGGGGCAGTGATTGGGGGTGGAATTATGACAATGATTTCAGGTTTTTTAGGGTTCTTTATGGGCGTGGTATTTTTAGTGATAGGATTTTCCGTGGGGAAAGATAAGGAAGTGATTATTGTAAGAGATGAAACTACATCATAAAATATTATGACGTAGATAATATCAACTGAATCATGCGTTGACTCAGTTGATATTCAACGGCGAGTTGCCGTGTGGTTTTTGATTTTCCCGCTTCTCTGATGCGCTGATTTCGATAAGATTTGGCGGAAGGTATATACACAGTTGTTCCGCCAAAGCAGCGGCATAATTCAAACAGCGCTTGGCAAGATAATATATCTTTCAAATCGTGAGCGCAGTCAGGATTCTTACAGATGTATAAGTTTTGCTTTGAAAAAGCATGAGTAAGATTGTTAGCGCCTTGCACGCCAATAATCAAACTTATTTCTCTCATAGTGCCAAGCGATGTCATTTAAATTCCTTTACGTGCCAGCCAGTCTTTTAGCGCTTCAATAATACGATTTAATTCAGCAGAACTAGCCCACTTTATATCATCACCCGTCATTCTTGTCTTGCAAAATAAAGCAAGACCCGCTGGAGAAGGATTATTTAATGCCGATAATGCCCCCAATTGCGCCCACATCCCAACAATATAAGCAATGCGTTTTTTGCGCCAATCGCCCGTTTTAGGTTTGGGGTAAGTTACCTTAGCCACCCAACCCATTTTTTTAAACTCAGCCAACACCTGTCGACGTTCTACATCCGTCATGTTAGCCGTACTGTTTTTACCTGTAATCCTGAATAGCATCACGCGATAGCTTTCACCATTAATAGTATCGTCAGGTTTAATCCATCCGACCGATTTTTTTGCAATATGAATTTTAGCCAATGAATTTTGGCGGATTTTCCCATAGTTAATAGCCATTATACTTTCCCCGCTTTTTCAATTTCAGATTCAAATGATTTAATCCAGAATTCTTCCTTCTGTATAATGTTCACGCCTTTAATATCCTTCACCGCATCTGTATCCGCTAAAATAGCGTCTTTATTGATTTCATCTTTTTGGCGAATAAAGCGATTAAGGTTCATGCGTTTTAGTCGCTCTAGTGCCACTTTAATACCTCCTGTAATGCGGACAGAAGGAGGAGGCATACGCCATCCGATCTTGCCCGTATCTAATCTTGCTGTTTTTGCTTTACCCGTCAGTAAATCAGATTTATTGCTTTCAGCCCATGCTTGCAATCCCAAAAATTTAGCCTGAATCTCAGCATTTAAGGGTTTGGCTTTAGCACCGAACTCACCTTTTATAGCAACTAATTGATCATTCATGTCTGCCTGAATGTGTACAACACACCGCTGCATCTCGCCAATTGACTTAAGCATCGCAGTGGCTTCCGTTTTGTCTGCGGGGACGTTTAATGTTTTATTTTTTAATCGCATGTAATAGTTCTCTTTGTAAAAGTCTAAAAAGGCTCAGTGGCCTAAACCACTAAGCTGTCTAAGTCACTAACCCGTTAAGCCCTTCAATATCTCAGTAAGCCGAGTGCTATTTGCGGCCATTTCTTCCTCGCTTAACTTGAGAGAAGAGTCCGCTGTAACATAATCCGACTCAGCAGGCTTATAAGGATCGTAGTGCGGATCGACAGGAGTGCTTATGTTGCCCATCACCGCGCCAATGGATTTAAATCCACCTTGATCGTGGCGCTCAGAAGGCGGCACTTGGCGTTGTTCAACCATGCGCCCTTGTTCCGCCTCTGCGTCCCGTTTTTCGGCATAATTCGCAATGGTCGAAAAAAGATAACCATTGCCCTTCAATGGTAGTTGCATTAAAGAGCGTCGTTCAAATAGATAAACCATCGCCCGCGACCACGTATCAAAGCTTACTTGGTAGGTGGTTCGATTTCGTAACAATTGCTGCGACAAAATCAACGGCTGCAATTCTTTAAGTAGCTTAAGCAACGTCGCACTGCGGACAGAACGTTGCTTGGGTGGCTTAAATAGTTCACCGTATTGCAAAAAAGAACCCTGAATAACAGAAGGCAATGTTAATAGCAGTTCCATTGTGTCTTGCCACTGGGCTTCGCTGCGGGCTTCACGCAGCATAAAAGCTTCGCCGCAACACGGGCAAATCATCTCAAGACTCATGTGCTACTCCTTTCAACTGTGCTTGAAATTCTTGAATAGTACGGTTCAAGCTTTGGACGAACAGCATAGAGTGAATACGCGGGCGCAAATTCTTTAGACTCCAGATTATGCGCTGTTTGACCACAGGATTCTTAGTGCTCTTAAAATGCAAGCAAAGCTGCTTTGCATTAGCAATGTGAAACCAGCTGCGCTGATGTGCACTGACAAAGTCACCTTGTTTTTCGATCAAAGTTTCTGCGTAATCTGCCGCATTGATGTAATTTTTTTGAATAACACCTACACTCGGAGTGTATTCAGTGCCCGTGTTTTTATACCGATAGCGATAATTAAAACGAGGAATTGACATAATACGCGCTCCTTAGTCTTGTAATAGTTGACGAGAAATAGACTGAATAAGCGCCGCACTTAATGCCCGATCTTGCAACGCATTACGGCTCTTAATCTTACGAATAACTTTCTCTTCCAAACGTCGCGCACTACCACCACACACTTTCCAGAACGCATTCAAAATCGCTGTTGTGGTTTCGCCAAAGTGAGCTTTAACAATTTTGTCAGAATCAGCCCGCGTGATAGATTTAATCACCCCTGTGTTAGGTCCCAAGCGAGACTCTAATTTATTAAAACGCTGGTTACGTTTGATGCGATAATGCAAAGCCGACTCACCGATCAAGCACAGTCCTGTTCCAGCTTCATCGCGTAAAACCCGTAAGGCTTCAAAGCAAGAATCTTGCATGTTCTCGGCTTCATCGATCAACAGCACCGAATCTCGTTTTTTGAAAGCGTCGATAACCGCATCCAACAACGCGTCATTAGTGCGACCATAAGCCACCGCACCCGATATATTAATAAGCTTACGCAGTAGCGTAGAGATGCCCATATTCGGTAAAGCCCGTAAATAAATCGCATTATCATGCGCTGTAGCAAATTCTTTCGCCGCCACCGTTTTACCGATACCCGCCATACCACACACCATCGTTAGCTCACCCTCTAACTGAGCCGACAAAAAGATATTATTCGCCAAGCGATACACCGATGTGTCAACAATAACTTTCTCGTTAATACCCCGTATTTCCCGCTCTTCTTCCCGCTTGGTAGATTGTTGAATTTGCTTCAACTTAGCACTCGGATTAGCCGCATATTTACCGCTCAAGACGCTAGAAAGCGTTCCCGTGGGCATTCCCGACCGATCCGCCAGCCACTTTTTATTATGCGTTTCACCCTCAGAATTTAACCAATGGTATATTTCGTGCAGCATCAAACGATCACTGTCCGTATACGTGTCATTAAGGACGGCAGGGACAGTATAAGTAGCCGTATAAGTGGCAGCTTCAGTGCGTACCGATGCGGGTGTTTTCGTTGCTGTATTCTTGCTCATTTGTTTCCTCATGTTTTTTGCGTTAGTATCATCAGATACCGTTATTGTGTTCTTGCTTATTAGCGTTGTATTCTTGCTTGTTGGTGTTGCATTCTTGCTCGTTTGCTCAGTTTTCCTAGGCATAGTTTTTCTCGCTTTTAGAATCAATAGGGGTAGAAAATAAGCGGCGGTTGCTGCTGCTTGTTTTGTATTTAAACGAAGTCGAATTCATTTGCGTCTTCTTCGTTATCAGTAATCGCCCATGCCGTGTCACAGACATCAATCATGGGCGATTCACTGATTACACTGTCATCATCAGATAAGTCCTCCAGTAAGGTTTCACTCAGTGTTGGGGTATCCAACACCACTAAATCGCTCTCAATTAACTGTTCGGTTGAATTAACATCACCTTGTATCAGCGCCCGTCGTACATTTTCATCCGCCTTAATTTGCAAGCGTTTCTGCTGTCCTTTCAAACGTTTTAGCTTTGCTTCTTGTAAGCGGCTATCAGGTAAATACGCTTTCTTCACCACAATGTTCGCATTGCAAATCCAGTAACCATCCGTACTCAATACCCGCACCGCCTGATCCGTATGCACACTGTATTGAACATGCACGGTTTGTCCTTCGTGGTGTAGCAATTCATCATGCCGATACACCCGATTATGCAAATGCACTTCTAAACGGCGCACCTTGCGTTCTGCCACAGGCAGTACCACCGCATCCATACTCATATCCAACACCACAGGCTCAAGTTGCGCCCAAACTGCCGCAGGCGTTTGCCCCTTTAGGCCACGATGCTTGGTGTTGTGATAGCGTTCAATCCATGTCCGCAAGCCTTCCCGATATTCATCTAAGGAGGGCAAAGTGTATGTACCCCGTTTCACACCCTTGGTAATCTTTCGCAGCGCATCACCCGCCATATCTGCACCACAATAACTGTCCCAACGTTTGCCGTAAGAACGTTCCATCGTGCCAAACCAGCGTTCCACTTGCCCCTTGCCTTTCGCATTGCCCGGGATGGCGAAAATAGTTTCCATATCAAAGCGATGGTAAAAACCCACGCTTTCATCATTCATCAGATGCGAGCGATACCCCGCCCCATGATCCACATGCAACATCGCGGGAACATGATTATGTAACGTCATCGCATGAGAGAGAGAAAATAAGGTGTCGGTAGAATTCTCCACCTCCCCCAGCCACCAGCCTGTAATGTAGCGGCTTCTTACATCAATCCACACTGTCAATTCGGGTCGGAAAATATCACCCGTATTCGGGTGGGCCACATATACGTCGCAAGTGTGACCATCACCCTGATAGATAAAGCCCACAGGCAAAGATTCCGTATCACGATGCACATACTTGCGGTGATTTAACTGATTAAAATGCGCGCCCCTTCGACCATTAGAATGACTGGTTTGATCCGTGGGTAGCGACTTAAGATAGCGTCGCACTTTACCGCTCGTCACTTTTTCAAACCCTTCATCTTCCAGTTGATCTGTCACAATCTGAAAAGAGGGCTTCTGTGGTTTGGAATACAAAGACTTTGCCCGCAACTCCCAGTCTTCTATTTTTCTCTTTCTCCCGCTGCGCTGATCAATTAAACCCTTTAGCCCCTGCTTTTCATACACCTTAAACCACCGAGCTATCTGCGCTTTTCCCACGGTTTTGCCTGATTTCCCCAGCCGTATAGCAGTATCGTGCAGTTGATTCGAGGGAGAACCAACCAGGACTGCGATATGTTCAGCCGCACGGCTAAGGCTCCAACCCATGCCGTTAATCGCTTCATTAACAGCCGCCACTAAACGCACCCGTTGTCGGGCTATGATTATCTTGTTAGGATCAATCACCGCCGCCTGACCCTGCTCGGGTAGGCTTGCCAAGGGCGTGCTATTGTTTAAAGACACAACTTGTCCCATAATAAAAACCTCACTTAAAAAATTAAAATAAGAAACACCGTAAAAAACAAGCTTAAGCAGGCGTTTCTTGCCGCCCTTTTTTGCGCTTAAGCTGGCCTTTTTCGGCATACAAGGATTGCCGTGTGGCTGTGATGCCTTTTTTACGCGCTAACATATTTTGACGTGCCGACTCAATCAGCGTTAACTCATGTTCACTAAAAGGGATATTGCTAAACGTGGCAATGTCTTCGGCGCGCACATCATGATATTGCGTTAATTCCATAAATAAATTTTGTGCTTCCTTCATGACGACGGCGATATTGGCAAGCATAGGATGCACGGCCGCGATATGATTCCGCTTGCGTGCTTCATCACTAAAACCGATTCGATCCGCTGCGTAACGTTCGGCATTGGTGCGAATGCTACTAAGCGCGGCAATCGCTTCATCAGCGAGAACCGAGCTTTCTTTGCGTAGCATGACCACAGAGGCGGGGTATTCTGAACCTGAAACCGCTGCTTCTTGCTGATCCCTTAACGATTTTATTTCAGAGTGCAGCGCCTCATTTTCCTTGGCGTGCCGATCCAGTGCATCCTCTGTGTCAACCAGTTCACGCGCCAATTCTGATAATTGTGTTTTAGTGCGAATACGCTTGGTCATAGCAAGCTGATCATCTTCCAGTAAAAATTCAATCACTTCAGGATCAGCATTACCTAATAGCAAGGCTGATTTTTTAGGAAGCATTAAATAGCGATGACGTTGATCGGCAGGAATTTGGCTAGCGTATTTTGCATAGCGCATTGCTTCTGAGGCTCTCTGGCTGCTTACCCCTGTGCTTTTGCAGAATGCTTCAAATTGACCTCTTTCACAGCGATCTTTTGCAGACCTTAGTTCTAAGCCCGCTTTAACAATCAAAGTTGCTGCGCGATTCATATTTAGCGCTGCACTGTGAACTAGATCTTGAGGAGATTGTGATAGGTCAACTCCTAATTCTTCTGCTAAATCCAAATCCCCGCCATGTCGGGGGTTTGGATATTGCGTGCTTTCCAGTTCTTTTTCTGGCGGGATCGTTGAAGTTGCAATACCTGCTACAGGTAAAAGATCAGCATCTTTAAGTTGGATGCCTTTGCGCCCGCTGTGGGAGCTTGCAGTAATGTTGGCTAAATCCTTGGCTAGTTTTTCTGCTTCAGCATTTTTGACGGCAGATAAGCTAAAATCATCAAGTTCACTAGTCATAATAACGCACCATTGCAGTGCGGCTTTTTGCTGCCTTCCAGTTTTTTACCCCATATAATTTTCGTATAGTCCAGTCGATTAAGGGCGTGCTTGTTGCCCCTTTTATCGATTGACGCTTAACATTGCGCTGTAATTTTTCGGTGCGATTAAGCATTAAATGTAAGCGTGCCTGTTGCCAGATTAGCGCAGAGTCAATGCGCTGCTGATCTTGTGGATCAAAATTACTGCGAGGTAATTTTTCGCGTATTGTCTGAATTTGCGCGGCAATCTTTTTGTAAGCATTGCGCTGCTTTTTGTTTGTTGACATAGTATTTTTATATTCCTTTTTTATATCGACCGTCAGGCCAAAGTGTTTGTATTGAAAGCCCCGTAACGCTGGATATTTCTCTGGCAATAAATGCGCTTTTCCCAGTGTTGCGAATGACTCGATTTACTGCGCCTCTCGTGACGCCGCATTTTCTCGCTACATCTTGCTGGCTGTATCCACTTAATGACAGAGCATGAATACGGTCATGTATGCTTATGTCTCTCATTAGAAGAACTGCTGTAACCTTTTTCATAGTCAACTCGTTAATGTGTATAATTTTGCTCTATCAGGTATACATGTATACCTGATGAAGTGGATAATATGTATTTATTTGAATTCAATCAAGTGTTTTTTGTGATTCATATGAATTTATTTATTTTTTTTGTATTCATTTAAATGTTATTAGGAGTGAAAAGTGGGTAGTTCAGTGCATGAAAGAATAAAAAAGGAAAGGTTAAAGCTTGGACTTAATCAGGATGATTTTGGTAAAATGGGGGGAGTTCAAAGATTAGCTCAAGCTAACTACGAAAAAGGTGAGCGGTTCCCAAATACTGTTTATCTGGTTAATCTTTATAAGAATAATGTTGATATTGTTTACATTCTGACTGAGACACACCTTGAGTCGGGAAATTGCGAAAAAGAAAACCCTAGTGATGCACTAGATGCCTGTATTTGTAAGTTGAATGAAATCGGTAAAGTGGTTTTAAAGGTCAAGGAAGAAATTCCGCGTTATTATCGTGAAGCGCAAAATAGTGAATCAATAAAGCTTTATAATCAATTCAAAGAATCACCTGTGGAAATACAAGCAGCGATTAAAACAATGCTTAAGCCGTATTCAAATGAAAATATCTGAAACAATGAATTCATTTGAATTCATTGTTTCAGGCCATAAAAATCATCCTGAAAAGTGTCCACGCTGTGAAATAAAAACACCCCTTCACTCCGCTAATCCTAATCAATGTTACTTTTGTGGCTATCGTTTTTCTGTGACAGCATCTAAAGACGTGGAATAAAAAGTACAGGGCAAGCAGAAGCCTCTGCTCTGCCTTCCCCAGTATAAAAAATAAGCCCTCCTAAACGACGATCAATCACAATACAAGCAATGCCATAATTAAAAAAACTTGAATTGATGGCGGGAATCTTGAATCGGTTTTGAATCGGGTCATATTAGCAAGCAAAGCATCCCCATCGATTTATTTCACAAAAAAATGTATCTGCGAAAAATTTCGTCTTATTTCGCGGAAGTCCCAGCGATACACTCGTTTTTCATGAGTTGTGATGGCAGAAGGTATGGCAGGTTTAGACGGATGGATCGAAATTTTTCGCACGGGAAAACATGCGGGTAAAAATGCAGAGCACCTGACGTTTACGCGTGATGATCTCGATCAAATAGCAAACCGCGACATCAGTAAAAACCCCATTCCGCACATCATTACACATGACCAACTGTATTCACCCTTTGCCTACGGTCAAGGGGTGGAGCTAAAGCGCGACGGCGATTCACTCTACGTTAAATCAATCAATATCAACGAACAGTTCCAAGCATTAATCGAATCGGGCGCACTGTTTGAACGCTCCGTGCGCTTAATTAAAGACAGCATGGGCTGGAAGCTCGACCACATTGCGTGGCTCGGTGCAGAGCCGCCTGCGGTCGAAGGGCTAGAAGCGGTTTCATTCAGTGCGGCACAAGAGTATTTTGATTTTCAGTTTATCGATACACAAACCCCGTATTCCTTAAAGCGCTTGGCGCGGGCGATGCGTAATTTTGTCATTGATAAATTCGATATTGCCACCGCCGATAAAGTCATTCCAGAATACGAAATAGAAGATATGGAATGGAACGCCAAACGCATAGAAGAAGCCACCGCAGAAGACAATAAATCACAGGGCGACCCCGTCCTAAATTTCAATAAACAAACAGGAGGGTCTGCGATGCCAGCGACTCGGGAAGAATTAGACGATGCCAAAGAAGCAGGCCGCCAGCTCGCAGAAGAAACCTATCAAGGCAAACTCAATGCACTTGAAACAAAAAATAAAGTAGATTTTGCCGCCGAAGTCAAAAAACGTGAAACGGCTGAATGGAAAAAAACCCTTGCCGATGCCATTACCGCAGGACGCTTAACCCCCGCCCAAGCAGAAGGAGCCTTAGAGTTCACATCAACACTGGACGATAAGACAACCTTTGAATTCAGTCGAGCCGATAAAAGTAAAGTTAACAAACCCAATAAAACATGGTTTGCAGACTTTGTGGCAGAACTCCCTGTGCAAGTTGCCATGCAAAGCAATGCCAACGGGTCGAGCAGCAGTAAAGATGCCGCATTAGATAATACCGATGCCGATGCCATCGCACTAAAAGCGGTGCAATTCAAAAAAGAACAAGCCGATAAAGGCGTGGTAATTTCCGTATCCGAAGCGGTTTATCAAGTCACACAGCAGGAATCAAAATAATGGCCGCGAATGAATTAATTTTAACCTATCTCGCCTTTGGTGCAATTGAAGCGCATCGAATAGTTGCCGCCGATGACGAGACAGGCTTAGTCAAACAAGCCACCACTGCGACAGACCCGATCTTAGGTGTATCGGATTTAGGCGCAGACAATAAAGACGATGTGCTGGATGTCATTCAAGGCGGATCGGCAGATATCGAATACGGCGAACCGATTAAATTTGGTGACAAACTCAGCAGTGATGCAGAAGGAAGAGCCGTAGTTGCAGCAGACGGAGAGCGTGTAATCGGGGTTGCCCTACTAAAAGGCATTAAAGGCGACATCGGCGAAGTGCTCATTAGTCTTTCCTAGTTTCGTCACCTGCCCAGCAGTAACCCGTAAAAATCATTAAAATTAGTTAGGAATTTTATCATGCCACAACGTTATCCGTTTCCCGTCGATCCCATTTTAACCGCCATTGCCATTGCCTATGTTAATAAAAGTTTGATTGCCGACCTATTAATGCCCCGTATTCCCCCCCTCGCCCGTTCTGAATTTAAGTACACGCGATTTGATTTAGCTGAAGGCTTCACAGTGCCGAACACGCAGGTGGGTAGAAAGAGTCGCACCCCTGAAATCAGCTTTTCAGGCGAAGAGGTAACAGAAAGTACCGCAGATTATGGCTTGGAGGATGCAATTCCCCAGTCCGATATTAATAATGCAGATGCCCGTTTTAGTCCCGTCAATCGCAGTACAGAACAATTAACTAACTTAATTGAGTTGGATCGTGAAGTGCGTGTATCAAACATCGTTAACGATCCTGATAATTATGCAGACGATAATCAGCAAAAAATTGAGGCAGGTAAAGGCTTTAATAATCCCAATACCGATATTCTCGGCATGATCGAAGCAGCCAAGAATAAAGTAGTGATGACTCCCAATACCTTAACGTTGGGCCAATCAGTCTGGTCAGCGATGCGAATGCACCCGCAGATTGTAAAAGCGGTACACGGTAATTCAGGCGATTCAGGCATGGCAAGTCAGGCACAGGTTGCGGAATTGCTAGAGTTTGATCAATTGCTCGTAGGACGTGCAAATATCAATACTGCCAAAAAAGGCCAAGCGGTCAAGTTAGAGAGAACATGGGGCGATATGCTCGCAATGCACTATCAAGATGCGATGGCAGATAACCGCAACGGCACAACGTGGGGTTTCACGGCTCAATTTGGGCAACGGGTTTCAGGTCAGTGGGAAGATAAAAATATTGGGCTACGCGGCGGACAACGCGTGCGAGTAGGCGAATCAGTCAAAGAAGTGGTGGCCGCCAAAGACCTTGGTTACCTTATGATAGATGTGCTGGCATAAAGACTAAGGGAAAAACCGCATGGCTTACTGTCAAACCCAAGACATCATCAATAGCATTACAGAGTCAACAGTATTGCAGCTCACAGATGATACGAATGCAGGTCAAATTGACCAGACGCTATTAGAAGTCTATATGCAATCATCCAGCGATGAAATTGACAGCTATTTATCCGTGCGTTATCCCTTGCCGATTGCAGCAATAGAAGAATCTGCAATCGGGCAATTACGCGAAGCCTGTGCAGATTTAACTATCTACCGCTTGTTTAATCGCAGGCAGCGCGGCGATACCGATAATATTATCAGCCGTAGAAATCAAGTCATTAGTTGGCTAAAGCAGGTACGTGACCGTAAAGCCAATATTGTCAGTCTGGATGATCAGACAGGTTCACAAGATAACGCAGGCAGTTATATCGTAAAAAAATCGAACAGTCAGTTCAAATGGGAGCAATATTAAATGGCTTCGATTACGATTAATGTCGATACAAACAGCCTTCAAACTGACCTTGAATCACTTTTAAGGCGCACTCAAGACCTTGAACCGCTAATGCGAAATATCGGCGGCTACTTACTTGAAACAACAAAAGACCGTTTTTACACGAACATAGCCCCCGACGGCTCGGCATGGAAAGAAAGTGCCAGAGCGCAAGAAGAAGGCGGTAAAACACTCTTAGACCACGGACACCTACGCGACAGCATTAATTTTTCCACCACAACAACTTCTGTAACCGTCGGGTCAAGCAATATTGTCTACGCCGCAATCCATCAATTCGGTGGCAAAACCCGCCCGCATACCATCACCTCGGCACACGGTGCATTAAGATTTAACCTAGGCGGAAGAACCGTATTTGCAAATTCGGTTAATCACCCCGGCTCCGATATTCCTGCGCGTCCATTTTTAGGGGTAAGCAGCGAAAACATGGCTGAAATAAAACACATGATGCAAGAGTATCTGATGCATGAGTTTTAACAACAGTCGCTCCATCGATCAAATTATTGAACACTTAAACGACGATTCGAGTGTTGAATTAACCGCAGAATCGTACCCTGACCGCCCTGAAACCTATCAACTGATTCAGCCGCAAGGGGTTGTATTGGTTGCATACCACGGCAGTCAATACGGTAATTCTGCGCCGACTCAAGGACGGGCAATGAATATATTAATTACGGTATTGCTCAGAAATTTGCGTGCATCAAATACAGCAGAGTCAACATTAGAGCATGTGATTACAGCGCTGGCAGGCTATAAAGCAAGCGACTGGCGCAATGCGCTCACAATTAAATCAGACCGTTTCGTAAAGCAAACCGATGGCGTATGGCAATACGATATTATTTGCAGCGTCTCCACATTAATTGAAACACAGCAAAATTATTGCTATAGGGAAGGATAAAAAATGCCTAAGACCGTATCGTATGAACAAGCACTCTTGCTATTTTCTGTGCAGACAGCATGGGGTCAAGCTGCGACGCTCAATGGCGGTACAGCGCTATTGGTGGAAAATCTAAAAGAACAAGTCGGAGTCAGCGATGAAGATAAAATGAATCCTGTCTCTGATGATCCACTTTATAAGCCCGTCCGAAAAACCAATCTCCGTAATGTATTTGGTTTTGATATTTTATGGAATTACTCGGGTGCGGCAGGTACGCCTTCGGTTCTGGAGGGTGTATTAAATATCTGCGGCATGAACTCGCTAGTTGAAGCGGATAAAAATGTTACATATACGCGCGGCAATATTAATGATCTACCTTCAGCTACCGTAAAAATGATTGCAGACATTGATGGCGACAAGGCTTATGAGTACCAAGGGTTCAACGGTCGTGGACAGGTTGGGGTAACGTGGGAAGCCGCAAAAGTCCCCCGTTTTAATATTACCAATCTGCTAGCAAGCTATATGCCCCCATCAGAAACAACAACAATCACGCCAGATTGGAAGGCTCAAAAAACGAATATTGGCGAAAGTTGGGAAGGCGAAATCGGATACGATTGCCACATTGTTATCGATGATACAACGCATAATCTTTGCCTTGAAAAAATGAACAATGACAATATTGCCGCAATGACCATTGCAATTAGCCCCACAGCAGGTTGTCAAGCGGGTGCAGAAGCGACCAACGCCGAATCCATGTTTAGCATTAAATACAAGCTACCTGATTTTTCCAGTGAATTTAATCCTTGGAGTTTGGACGGTAAAAGCATTGCGATCAGCTTTGGCTGTGGATCAGAAGCAGGCAAAAGAATCAAAATCACCTGCGATTCAGTCGAGGTATCGGGCGAAACAACCCGAGAGGCAGGCGCAGGCAGCAACACCTTTATTAACCAAAAATTCCGTTGCTTAACCGCAGCAGTCATTATCGAAGAGTAAAAATCATGGCAACAGAAAAACCAAAGCTAATCATCAAAAAAGGCATGAACCGCAGCAACCACGTTGAACATAAACTATTTGCAGAAACCGCAGACACCCGTGAAAAATATTTTGCAACCGTGGTGCGCGGCGATGGTGAGAAAGATCGTGATGCACTGTCAGATAAAATCAATGCCGCAGCGGGCGACAAAGACAAGATCAAAGCAATCATTAAAGCCCGTGTTATCAGCATTACATTATATGACGATAACCAAAAAGCCTATCCTTTTGGTGATGAAGTGTTTGATTGGATTTATGAGCATCCTGCCTATGTCACCCCCTTAATTTCTGCAATGTATGCTTCCGCAGCGGACAGCAAATATAAACAAGAACGCTTGGGAAACTGAAAGAATTGGGAGTTGTTTTGGCGGGCGGTAGACCTGAAGATCATCATGCTGCTAATCGTCATCGACATCGTTTATCACGACTCCCTGCTAGCCTCGTTTCTATCGCTAGCATCTTGGTAGGCAAAGAAGTCATAAAGAAAATATCCCAAGAATCTGAGGTCATCGAATTTTATTTATGGAAAAAAAACTGGCGAGCCTATCGCTATTTTTCAGAGCTAAACGACCAATGGCTTTATGCGGGAATGGGCGAGTTAGTGGCCTTGAACGGTGCATTTGCATACCAGTGGATTAAGGATGATATGCCCCGTAATACCAAGAAGGCCAAGAAATATTATCGACAAGTACAACAAATCGCGGCGGGCTATGTCGAAGAAATCCGCCAACAAAACCAAGACTGAATTTTAAAGCAGGTAGTTAAGTAAATGGCAAATATTGCAATAAGAATTGATGCAAACACGCAGGAAGCACAGCGAAATATCGCCGCGCTCAATGCGTCTGTGTCAAATATTGCAACTGCGTCACGAACAGCGGCAGAGGGTACAGGCGCTTACAGTCACGCTCTTGACCTTGCATCAACCTCCAGTCGATCACTCGGCGGTCATCTCGATAATGCTGCAAACTACAGTCAGCGTCTAGCTGCCAACGATACGGGCATTAACACCTACGCACGCTCAGTACAGCAAGCAGCAAACCAGAGTCAGTATTATACCGATGCTACTAATAGTGCCGCACAATCCGCACAGCGCCTAGCCACCAGCAATCGCGCCTCAAATGATTCATTTCGGGATTTAAGACAAGCCATTGAGATCATTAATCAAGCCAGCATAAACTATGCACAGCAAGCAGATAATGCAGCGCGGGCATCTGAACGATTGGCAAATCAATCCAATCAAGTTACCCCTTCACTATTTAATGTAAGAAATGCCCTTATAGCCGTTGCGGTCGCTGCGACCGCAATTGGCTTGGTAAAAGTAACAACGCATTTTATAGAGCTAAATAATGAGTTAATGCGAGCCAGTGAACAGCTTGGTGTAAATGCACAAGAGCTACAAGTCTGGCAGATGGCCGCCGATAAAGTGGGTTTGTCGGGCGAGAAAATGCGCGACATACTACAAGATGTGTCAGACAAAATAGGTGACTTTTCGATTACGGGCGGGGGTGAAGCGGAAGACATAATTGAAAAACTCAATCTTGATATAAAAGAATTAGTTAATCAAAATCCTGTAGAAATACTCACAGCAGTCAATGAGGCACTGCAAAATACAACAGAAATATCCCGCGCTGAAGAGATCTTTTTATTGGAGTCATTGGCAAACGATGGCTCAAAGCTCCTACCCATACTTAAGGATAATCTCGCGGCGCTGGAAGAAGTGCAAAGGGTTGCAGAGCAAAGAAAGTCAATTATTACCGCAGAAGATTCCGATTTACTGTCACGCGCAAATGTAGAGCTAAAAGAGCTAAAATCATCTGTATCTGCCGTAGGTAAACAGGTTAGTTTGGCGGGCAGCGAAATTGCCGTGGCGTTTGCCCCTGAAATCACCGAGTGGATTGATGGCCATCGAGACGCAATTGATGGGTTTATTGGGTCAATTGGGAATTTGGCCTCGGAAATTGACAGTGGACAATTTGGCGATAGTCTTGCTGATGATTTTAGCAGCTGGATCGATTTATTTGACAGCATTAGCAGCGGGGCAAATGATGTTGTTAGCAATGTAAGTACTGTTTTTTCACTGCTAAACAGTATTGTTGCAGATTCAGCAAATCAAGGAGAAAGAGATTATTCTTTAAGTGTGCAGGGTATTATCAATGCGTTTCTTGATTTACCTGTAAACGTCGAGCTTGCATTTATCATTGTTGGGGAGTTTGCACATCGAACCGTAAATAAAATAGACACATGGTTTAGCGTGATGGGCATTAGACTAAACAATGGTTTTGTGCATATAAAACATGCATGGAATGTCGCAATGAATGGCCTGCGTCTTGCGGCAGCGCACGCGATTGATTTTATTTTATCGGGATTTGCAAAACTGGAAAATGCGCGAGCCAGTTTATTAAATGCCATTGGTGCAACTGAGACGGCAGCAGCGGCAATAGCAAAAGCCAAGCAATACGAAAGTGCAATAAATAATGTTGCGAATGCAAAGGCAAAGGCTGAGGAAGAGGAAGTTAATTACAACGCTGCCTTATCTGCAAATAATGCAGAAATACAGAAGCACGAATCAATCCTAGAAAAAGCGAACAATCAATCTCGCTTGCGGGTTGAAAATGCAAAGGCGGATCGAAAGGCGAGTATTGACGCAAAGCTAGCTAAGGCTGAACTAAACAACGAGTATTACAGCGCAGTTAAAGCGCAAGGCGCACTCGATCAAGCGCAAAGAATCAGCGAAAAATCTGCGAATCTTGCAAAAAAAGGTCACTCAGATGCAGCAGGTGCGATGGAAGAAGCCGCCAAAAAAGCCAAGAAATTAACAGGTGCAAGTAAAGCCACCAAAAAGGCAACCAATAAACTAACCACCGCCCAAAAAGCCGCAAAGAAAGCCACCAGCGACCTAGCCAAAGAACACGAACGCATACAAAAAGCCTACGAAAATGAAAAAAATAGCATCGAAGCACACCACATCGAGCTAACCAAGGGTAAAGCAGCCGCGTACGAATTCAAAAAAGAAAAACAAGGACTCACGGGATCAATGATTACTGAGCTGTTAGCCATGAAAAACGTTAACAAAGCCCTCGAAGAGACCAACAAACTTAAAAAAGAAGCCCAAAAATATTACAAGGATCAACTCAAAAGCCTAGACGATCAGTTTGCAAAATTAAACCTAAGCAAACGGGCTTACAAAGAATTAAAAGTCTCACAAGAAAACCTGAATCCTTCACTTCAGGCTGAAATCTTAGCCCGTTACGACGCAGTAACCGCCCTCGAAAAACAAATTGAAGTTGACAAAAAGCGCACAGAGCAAGCAAAAAAGATTGCCGAAGAAATTACAAGTATCGGTGATGATTTAGCAGGCGGTATTGCGGATAAATTGCTAGGCGGTACGCAATCTTGGTCGGATATTCTTAAAAATTGGTGGGGTGATATAAAATCATTCTTTGCTAAAAATATCTTACAGCCACTAATCCAGCCTTTTACGGGTGCGATTACGGGTTCGGTCACGGGGATGATTTCAGGCGCGGGAGGTTATGGTGGCGCAGGAATGCAAACTCAAGGTGGCGGCATAGGTGGCTTGAGTAGCATGGGTGGCTTGCTAGGTAAAGGCGGCAGTATATTTGGTGAAAGCGGTCTATTGTTTGGGCATTCCATTGGTGAAGGAATCGTTACTTTTGCCGACAAATTCGGTGCAACGGCAGGAAAAATGTTTTCCAAGGGTGTTGGTACTTCAAACTTAGCGTTTGGAGCAGCAGGCGCACTTGGTGGATTTTTTGGTGACAAAATGTTTGGCGGTAACGGCGGCATCGGTGGAGGTCTAGGTGCAATGGCTGGCATGGCGGCAATAGGGGGTCCAATTGGCGCACTGGCAGGCGGATTGCTGGGCGGATTGCTCGGTGGTCTAGGCGGTCACAAAAAAAATAATGATGCAAGAGGGGTGGGTTTAGGTTTTGAAAATGGTCAGGTAACGACTCAAAACTGGCAAGATTACTCAATTAATAAGGGTTGGGTGGGTGGCACAAAACGCGGCACGGATTGGACAGAAACCAATGAAGAGCAGCAAGAATTACAAAAAAGACTGCAAGCACAATTTGATAGCAGTGTTGAAGCGATCAAGCAGGCTACAGAATATTTCGGCTACGAAGGCGCAGACGCTGCCATTTTTGGCTTTAAAAACGGCATCGAAAAAATAGACCCAACATCGATTGAGGGCTTTGCAGAGAGCGTCATTAGCACGCAATTAAGCGACGTTGAAAGCGGTTTAATAACAGGTTTAAGTCAGTTTAAAGAGGCAGATATTGGTCTTGATCAACTTAAAACAGGCGTAAATAGTGTCGTTGATAAGTTTGGTTCGTCTATTTCGCAGGCCGCGACAGATGCATTAGCTAAAATACAACTAACAGAGAATGGTCAAGATATATCAGAAGAAGAAGCGACTAGCCGCATACAAGACTGGTTAAGTGACACAATTTCAGGAATATTTGAGGGCGTAATTGGAACTGATTTTGATCAACATACGCTTCAGGGTGAAAATTTAGCAGAGACACTGGGGCGCGTTTTTCAAGAGGTGCAATCTGTCACGGCAATGGCTGAGACGCTAGGGCTACAGTTTGGATTGACGGGCAAAGATGCAATACAGGCGGCAGGTTCATTGGTGGCTACAGCGGGTGGCTTGGATGCATTGGGCGGTATATCTGCTAGCTACTTTAATTTGCTTTACTCCGAAGCCGAGCAAAAGCAAATGCTTATTGATCAAGCTCACGCGCAACTGGATGTGCTGAACCTCCAAAACAATACAAATATTACAACAGTAGAAGGACTAAAAAGCCTAATTCAGAGCTTGGATTTAACAACTCAAGCAGGGCAAGATAGCTTTGTTTCCCTTAATGCGTTTATCCCTGCGCTAGATTTGCTGGGTGACGCGGCACTTATAGCCGCGCAAAAAGCATCTAATGCAGCATCTCAATTATCATTATTAATGTCAGGCGTGCAAAGCCAATACAATGCACTCACAATGGATAAACGCAGCTTTGCTAAACAAAAACTGGATTTTGATTATCAGCAGCAAATCGATGCGGCTACAGAGCTGGGTGCATCAACTCAGGATTTAGCAAAAATCACCGAGGTTTATGATTTGCAGCTAGCAAGCCTGCTGGTGAGTACAAAATCGGTCGGTCAAGAAGTAGAGGGTGTTCCCGCAAAAATTCACACATTAACAAGCAGCTTAGGCATCGTTAAAGATGCATTTAATGACACCTCAAGAAGTATTCAAGACAGTATTGACAAGATTGATCTAGGCGATGATGAATTTCAAAATCAGCAGTGGAGTGGGTCAGGCTTAACCGACGACATGATAGATCAACTATCTGACCTGCGATCCACCTTCACGACCCTTAAAGCATCAACGGCAGCTGCTAACGAGGCAATCAAAGCCACAACAAATACAACCAAAGAACAAACACAAGCCGAAAAAGACCGCATCGCCGCACTCAAAAAAGAACAAGATTTACTAAACAAGCTGCAAGAGTCATACGAACAAACAAAAAGAGGCATCGAAGACAGCATATTTGCCTTGCAAAACTCAGAAAAAGCTGTGCGCCGCAGAGCGTGGCAAGAACAGAATTACACCAGCGCAATGATTTCAACCCTTGAAACGCTCAGTCAAACGCTCAGCACGCTGGAAAAAGCACAGCAAATTACCGATGGCTTTAATAGTGAGATAAAAGGATTGCAGGACTATTACTTTGAGTTGAGCAATACCACAGATGGTGTAAAAAACAGAATCTGGACTGAAAAAGAATACAGCAAAGCAATGAAAGAAAGCTTGCAAGAAATCAGTTTACAAATAAGTGCCTTAGAAAAAGAAAAGGCGATTACGGCAACATATGAGCAATATAAGCAGCAGCTTGAAGCAACAAACCGCACATTAACACTAAGCACAGAGCAGCAGCGAGATTACAAATACAGTATTGATGACCTAACAGATTCAATGATAGATGACCTTGAATCACTACAAGCTGCAAATGATTCACTAGTCGAGACTCAGCGTATTGGTACAGCGTTTGATGCTTACAAAGAGCAAATCAAGCAGCAAAGAATTGAGCTAATCCACGGCAAGCAAGCCTTGCAGGATTACAAATGGCAAGTGGAAGGCTTGAGCGACACGATGATTATTGAGCTGCACAGCCTGCAAGCCGCAAACGATGCTTACACAAATACCGTGTCATTATTTGAAACACAACTACAAGCGGTGGGTGATAATTATCAACGTAATAAAGATATTTTAACGGAAAGTTTTAGTGAGCAAATTGAAGTATTTGAGACCCTAAAAGAGACCGCAAAAGATATACGCGGTTATTTAATGGAGCTTAAATTTAGCGACCTGTCGAGTTTAATACCGATTGATAAATTAACCGCAGCACGCAAAGAATTTGAGCAGCTAAAAGCGGATAGCAACAATCCAGAATCGGCTGCATTAATAACAAAAGCGGGGCAAACCGTCCTTGAGTTATCCCGTCAAATTTACGGCAGCAGTGACACGTATCAGCAGGACGAAAGTTTCGTAAAAACAGGTTTAGAAAGTGTAGCGGCGCAGATAGAAAATTTACATGACCCGCAAATTGATTTGCTCAGAAAGCAAGAGGCTTTATTGGCTCAAGCAAAAACAGAATATTTGCGTATTACTGACCTGTATCAATCCAACCTAGATCAAGAGGTCTGGCTAAGCATTATCAACAGCAGTTTAGGGTCATTGCCGAATGAATTAGCGGGTGTATTAACCCCGCTGTTTGGTGCACTCAGTGCGTCAATAGCAAACATACAAGTACAAGTTGCAGAAAGAGCACAAGTAACATCACAAGCCGCATCAGCGGGCGTTGCGTCAGATGTTAATAAGCTGTTGTCAGCAGGCTATACATCTAATCAGATTTTACAGTCAGATATTAGCTCATTTACCAGCTCGCAAGGTAAGACGATACTTGTCACTGCACAAAATACCAATGGCGACGGAATTAATACACAGGGTGGACGTAAAACGGGCGGCATTAAAGGCGAAAAAACAAGCTACAAGACAGGCAATAGCGAAGGGATTCCTTATGACGATTTTCCTGCGAATTTACATAAAGATGAAATTGTTGTGGATGCCCAATCACGCTTTGCAATACAGCGTTATTTTAAAGCGACTGTCGCACGTTCGCCGTCGAGATCGACAGAATCAAATGAGTTAAACCAAGCGCTAATGGCTCAAATTGAGCGTTTAACGGGTGAGGTGATATCACTTAAAAAAGAAGTGGTATCGCTGCATATGACGCAGCAGCAATACGCAAAAATATCCCTCAATCAAGGGGGCGAAATAATCAAAAATCAAGCAAGCCAAAAGCGTAAAAATCGTCTCAATATTCGCGTCAATAAGCAGGGGAAAGCCGCATGAGTTACCCTGAATCTTATCTCGACTGGCTAAAGGATTTACGCTATTCAGATAGCCGTATTATTTTAGTAGAGATACATAAAGATGATGTGGTTTATGGCTTATCAGATTACCCTTACGCCTCCGATGATCTAATTTATGATGCACTAATTGAGGGCGATATAGAGATCATCGAAAGCATCGATAATCCATCAGGAGTGGGAGAATTAACGTTCATTGATGATCGGCGCAATCATTGGGCGAAAACGGATTTTTCAGGACAAAAATGCCAGCTATTTATGGGTGATTTATCATGGTCGCGGGATCAGTTTCAACTGCTAGTGGATGCTGTTATTGCCGATATCGAACCCGTGGATGATAACGTTTATCGCATCAACTTCGACAACACAGATTATCGGCTTGATAAAGAAATTGAAACAGAATATATCGATAATCAGTTAGTTCCCTTTGCGCTGGGGTCGCCTTTTAATTGTGCGCCTATATTAATTGATTACGGCCAGCAGATTTATCAGTTTAATAACGATAAAATTGATTCTGTTGCAGTCAGAGATATAGGGATAACACCAAGCAGTGTTACTGCCCAATTATCTAGAGGGGACAGTTGCATTAGGGCAATCACCTGCGGGGCAAATCACAGGGGATATTATTGAGCAGCACGACACATTAAAGCAGGCAATAGAGTACTTATTGTCATTGGCAGGAATCAGTCAATCAGCGATTAGATTAATTAATTTTAGGGGTCAACAGGATTATAAAATAGGCTGGTATTCGCGTGATAAAAATACCTATCGTGATGTCATTGACGCAATAATATCACCGCTAGGTATTAGCTTGCGCCGTAATCGTTTGGGCGAGCATGAGCTTATCGCTATCCGCAAATCAACGCCCGTTTTAACACTGGATGTTGATGATATTTTTACAATATCAGCATCAGGTATTGAACCGACAAAAGTAACCGTAGAGCTAGCATATAATCGCAATTTTTCAGTGCAAAGTAATGGCTCATTGGCGCTAATTGATGATTTAGGATTAAAGCCGGAAGACCACGCACACTATCAGCAAGAATATGCCGTATTGAGCGCAAAAACAGGTAAATCGGCATTAAGCAATGATGCAACATTCCGAGTAGATACAGTGCTCACAGATCAGCAGCAAGCCGAAGCAGAATTGAAGCACTTAGAAAGTGATTACGGCCATATTCGACGCAATTGGAAGATAGAAGCCTATGCGCTTGCAATAACGGTACAACTGGGCGACACAATAACAATCGATGATCCCATGCTGTCGGCCGATGTAATTGTGCTGGGATTTGAAAAAGTGTGGACAGATCAAATTGTCATAATAGAGGTGACAGAATGACCTGTGAAAATATTAGAATTTTGATTAAAAATCAGATGCTAAGTGCGACAATTACAGGCGATAAAACGCAAGCAGGCAAACCGCTGAAAAATATTGTCAACACATGGCGTTCACGCTTTGCGCGTTTTGATGAAAATGAAAGTCAATCTATTTTATTTGATCGTATCAACCCTGAAATAGCTGACACATTTTATCTCAAGATGGACGGAAAGCTCGTAACAGCTCGTTTACTGCTATATGCAGGTAATCGACAAACAGGAAAGATTGTCCACGATTCGGGCGTTAAATATGTGTCATATCTAATCCCCTTGGGCTTGTGGCGGGTGGGGATTGATGCTTATGGTGCGACGGTTAATAACGCGGATAATATTTTGGTTCAATATTTCGATAAGCCTGTAATTTATCGCTCAGGGCGAATTATCTGCAATGAAAAGTCACCCAAAGAGGGCGCTGACTTAGATGTTTATTTTGCCGCATTGGGTCAATCATTTGTACCGCAAACGGGCGCGAACTTTGGGGCAGTATTAACGCCTAATTTTTCCCAATCAGATCGCCGCACCCGTGGCGGGTCACTGCTGAGTGTGGGAAATAAAGCGAAATGGCGCGAGCTATCGGTATCGTTCGCAAAGCTAAGCACGCAAGAACGCGTCAGATATTGGAATGATTTACAGGAAACAGGCGGAAAGGGTGCTTTTATTAATCTGTATCCCGATAACGATAATGTTGCATTCGAGCAGCAAAACGCATTTATTGCAAATATTGTGCCCTCAGGGTTTTCGCATAATGACGTAGATATACATGCGCTTGAGCAGACATTCAGAGAAGTTTAAACAGGGCTTAAGAAGAGGTTAAAGGGGATTAAATGCACGTTAAAACAAAAGACGCAGGATTCGCACAATTCATGAAAATGAAGGGTGCAAAATTGATTCAAAAAGCCGTGGATAAAACCTACATTTTTGAATCAAGCAAGACAAGAAAAGAATGGCGGTTAGCCTACACACAAACCGATTATCCTGAATTCAATACGGGCGTAATCGCACTTTTAAATTTAAATAAAATGGATAAATAACATGCCAGAATTAACAGAAACACAATTAACCGCAGCACAAGCACAAGCGGCATTAGATGCACATTCTGCGGCCTTCTCTGGTCATCTTGCAACCGTCATCAAAGCAGTCAATGCAAACATGATGGAAGTTTTAGAAGTTGACCATGAAGCCCTTGCTGCATCAATTAAAGCGCACAATGAGCTAATTGATGAAGATATGTTGTTGACGCTACAAACAAAGATCAATGCAATTAAAGTCACATCAGATACCAATACGGCAGGTTTGACAGCGTTAAAATCAGCCGTTGAAAGTGAGTTAACAGCACTTTCGGGTAAAATCACAACGGTGCAGGAAGAAGGTCGTATTGCACGAAAAGCGCTGGATGAGCGTATCACTAAAAATGAAAGTGATATTTCTAATTCAACTGCCAAGTCACTTCTCACTGAAACCGCTCAAGATCAAAAGTTAGCTGATCATAATGCGCGCTTAGAAGCAATTGAGTCATGGAAGATTTTGCTGGATGCGCGTGTGGTTGTTCTAGAAAAAGACAGCACCACGAATAAGTCTACAGTTGCACAGATGCTTGAGACATTAGCAGCACATAAAAAAGCCATTGAAGACGAATATTTGCGCGCGAAAGGCATTGAAGGTCATTTAAGAGATGCAGCGATTACAGAGCGTGAACGCCTTGATGCATTGCTTAATCGTGCCGATAGCTTTGTAACACACGCTCAGTCCGTTGAGGTTAGCAAATCATCAACAAATGCAGGGATTGCCGCGCTATATGTTGGGCTGGGAATTGAAATGGGTGACGATGCGTTAATTCAGTAACAGCGATAACATTTGTATTTAAGTGATGGGGTAGTTGGGATTTTTACCCCTGATCTTTAGATGGGTGATACATGAATAGTCAAATTAATATTGAGCAAGAAAAAAGCCGTCATAGTCAAATAATGGCGCAGCAAATCGCGGTTGTTATTAATCATCGCAATAATGAAATTGTTGAACGTCTAGAACGTTTAGAAACAAGAAATAAGTCAATTAATACCGTGGTGGGCGATATAAAGAGTGCGGATGCAAGTAACCCTGCATCGCCTGAAATACTGACAACAGCAATAGCTAAAGAGGCAGATAGTGTCACAGTGATTGTCCCACCTTCCATCTTTGGTTCGCCTGAAATTAATATACCTACCATTGACCCAAATCGTGATACAGACAGCCTTGTAAGTACGTTGACTGTGCTTTCCAATCAATTAAGTAATTTGGAGTTTTTAAATGGCTGATAATGTGAAGTACATCGACGTTAATCTGCTGGATGGTAGTGTTTATGCAATGCCAGATTTAGGTTTGGATTTGCAAAGTTTTGCCTATGAAATCGGTGATACGGTCGCCTTTATCGAAAAAACAGAAGGAAGAGATGCCGCCCTAAAGCAGTGGAGTGAGGTACTCATCCCGCATTACGGTGTATTTCTGATCAATCTACTCGGTGATGCAAAAGGCTGGTCAAATCAAGTTAAAACCTTGCTTGAGAAACTTGTGTCATACGCTCAAGCATCCGAGCAATCCATTGCAAAAAGTGCAACCGAAGTTTCACGTTATTTGTCGGATGTGGCGACTTATAGGCAAGCCATATCAAACTATAAAAATACAATAATTGATCTTGAAATAACCATTGAAGCACATAGAAAGTCAGTAGAAGAAAACAGAAAACATTCTGACGAAACGTACAATAAGACAGTTAAGTACGATAGCGATATTTCAGATTATATCGCCATAATTGATATCTATCAAAACACCATACTGAAGTACACACAAGAGGCTGTGAAGCTTGAGAAAGTAATCCGACAACACAAAGAAGATACAGATCAAAACAAGCAAGATGTGAGTGATATCTTAATTGATATCAAGGCACAATCAGAGGCCAATCAAGAAAACATTAAGAAAATTTCAGATTATGAAAATCTGATTAATAACTACAAAAACCAAATTTACGCGCTTGAAATAACGATAAAAGAACACAAAAATCAAGTTGAAACCGATAAAGCAGAAAGCCAATCCATTCTAAATGATACAGAAAAACTGTATTACAAAACCGCCGCAATGAAAGCCTCAGCAGATAAATCAATGGAATTATCACAACAAGCAGCAGCCATCGCAACATCACACACTAAGGCTATATCACCGCAAGCACTAAAATTGCTCGAAGATGCGAATGATAGTGCTTTTGAAAACCACATGGGATTTGAATTTTTATGAGTACAAAAACAATTATTGACGTTATTGTCATACTAAAAGAGCGACTAAAAAACCTAGCACCTGATGCGGATGCCAAGACTATCGCCTATATTGTTTCATCTATCGAAAAATTAGAACTGCAAGTCTCTGCAATGATGCTAATAGAATTCGGAGATGAGCAAGTCGAGGCAATTAAAACCGAATCTGCAGCAGGTTTATTATTGATTTCAGGCATCCTTGCAACCGAAGGCGCAGCTCTGAAAGTGTTAGTGGAAGGTTCTGCAAAGTCTCTAAAACAGATAGCAGTTGAGAGAACATTAGCATTTAAGGCTTTCGCTGAAACAACCACGCAAGATCAACTTGATTTAATTGATCAAGCGGGGAAGTCACTCATAAAACCGAAAGATTCAAGTTATATCTTGGAAGGAGCTAATCCATTTTTGCTTGCTAAAATGCATCGATATGATTGTTCAGGTGGAGGCTATACAACCGAGATGGGTCAATTTCACAATGCTAGCAATGCCTCCATGCCCTTTAAATTATTGGCAGGAATCGGCGTTAATAACCGCAAGCAAACGCAATTTGCAGAACCGCCGCGCATTGAATTTGTCAAAAATGATTCATGGGCATTACGCGACCAAGAAGTTAAATACGCTTACTCGGGTAATATTTACAATTATCCAGCCTTTTTTGTATCAGCTATGTTTCTCAGCAATACAACAGATTCGACGATTACACGTAACTTATCTCATGCGTATTCAAATTATGGTGGATCTTATGCCCCTGCATCTGTCTCTGTGGGTACGCCCAATGCAAAAGATGGCGATATCATTGATTCAATAACATGGGCGCTTGTAGAGAAAAATACAAGCTCTCACCATAAGAAAGAATCAACCGTATCAATCCAAATTCCCGCAGGAAGAACTGTTGTACTAGTCAAACAGAATCCCGCTCACTACTTTGCAAGCTCAAGTGGCTATCAATTCATAGAACATCACGAATTTTACAATATGAAGTCATTCCTAGGGAATGGCCTAGAAATTAATATCCCGCTCACTCTAGCTTGCCAGCAAAAACCTGTGGCAAATGATTACGAGCTGTGGAACTAAGGAGAAGATATATGACAATATATGCAACATTTGATGCTGCTGGCAATCAAGATGGATTTACTACACTTGATACGCCTTTGCACGGTTACTACGAAATTGACAACCCAGACCAAACATACAAGCTCGTTAATGGCACGCCCAGAGTTCTATTATCTTCCGAGTTACTAGACGTAAACCTAGTAAAAGCAACAGAAGAAAAGGTTCGTAAGATTAAATTGGATTACATTGTAGAGGTTAGCTCTAATGTAAAGACCGATGCAGGTCATACGTGGCAGTCAGACAAAACAGGAGGTATTGAGCAAACAGGGAGACGAATAGAAAGTGTAAGAGCGATGGCAATAGCTGACGGGAAAAGCTCGATGCAGTTCAGTGACACTGATGACAAGGTTGTTACTTTAAAAGTCGATCCCAACATCCCCAAAGACGAAGCCCTAGCTGAAGCAGTACATATAGGTAATTATCTTCAGGCAGCTTTTTATAGAAAGAAAAAAAGAGAACGCAAGGCAAATGCTTGCAAAAGCATAGAAGAGCTTAAAGCTATTTAGATTTGTAGCTTTAAATGCTTGGACTTTCTAAGTGTAAAAAATCACATTTAAAAAGTCGCCCTACACAATTATACAAAGGCATATTCGCGTA